TTATAATATCTGGTTTTTTTATTTTTTTATTTTTTCAATTTTTTAATAATGTTTTTATTTTTTCAATTTTTTAATAAGGTTTTTATTTTTTCAATTTTTTAATAGGGTTTTTTATTTTTTTCAATTTTTTAATAAGGTTTTTATTTGTTATATACCGCATCCGCCGGGCGGGGCTTTCGTAGTAGAGGCAGCCCCTACTCTTCGAGTTCGATTTTAATATAGTCCAAGACACCGATATTGCTTTCCGCCCAGCCACGTTCGGCGCATTTCAACGAAGACTCATCCAGAGTCCATTGGAGGGCCGTAATTAATATCGGAATCAAATCCATGGGCGTTTTGCCGTATGCGTTTTCCTCGAGCAGGAGGTCCGGGTTTTCTTTGGCCATGTCGATAATGGTTTCTTTTGGGATTAAGCCGTGTTCATATTGGTCGTGCGAATCGCGCAACGAAGGCCGGACACAAGCCTCGCAAGCGTAGTCGTTGATATCAAAGCCGTTGACATACGTCAACAAGGCCCAGTGGAGCGGGTTATTCGCATGAATGGCGCAAGTGCATACCAATGACTCAGCGCAAATACAATCCCATTCCCCCTCACACAGCTCCGTCATCATGATACACCTTTTGCTACAGGCGCCTGTTTCCGTTCGCATCTCTCGCGTGTGAAAGCCACAATAATCGCAAAAGTGAATTTTGAAACCGGTATGTTGTAATTTGCCGGTCAAGCAATCTAAAGCATCCGCGAAGTCCCAGCCATATAATTCGGGCAATTGCTTGTTTTCTTCGGCGCTGGAAATTTCATTGTAGTGGCCTTCGCATAAAACCACTTTCTCGGTGCTGTCACTCGCGCCGTGGCCGCGGGATAAATCTTTATGACGGGGGCGGCAGTGGTACACGACGGGATATTCGTACAACTGGCCACCGCATTTGCCGTAATACTCGGCGTCGCACTTGGTAGCATTGCATTTGGTAGCATTGCACTTGGTTGCGTTTGCCATTTTCGTTTGGTGATGTGTCTAATGGGTCTTAAGCTTCTAAGTTATGTCTGTTCGGTTCGTTTGGTTCGTTCGGTTAGGGTTATCTCTAGCCTATTCAATAAAAAGTATTTCAATTTTATGGGGGACACCCCCACACCCCCGTGTTTTTTGGGGGTCACTTTCGATCGGCGGATGCATTCGGCCGATGCTCATGATGGATATAACGAGTATTATTTATGCATCCACCGAATGCATCCGCCCATCGGGGGTCAGGGCATGCGCAGCGGAGGAAGCCCCCTATTTAAGTTTATCGCCATAACACGATTTACAGATGAGTTTATTATTAATGCTTATGATTTTATCGGCACATTTATACCTACAATAATGTTTCTTACATTTATTACATATTTTTAAATTATAATCAGACTGACCACAATCATGACAATTCAATTCAATGTATATTTCGTCGTTGTTCATTTTAATATAAATAGATGCGTATATTTATATTAATTTATTATTATCTTCGGCGTGTTGTTTTGCCCTTACGTGTTGTTTTACCCTTACGCATTGTTTTCTTATATTTTCTCTTATACGTTTTTTTATTTTTCCGTGTATATCTTTTACCACCCGCACTTGTATGACTTGCATGTCTTGAATGACTTGCCGACTTGTGTGATGATAACCTTTTTTCCAATTTAACGAACATCTGTTGATGTAATCCAATTTTTTTTAAAAACGTTTGATAAATAACGAGTGCTTCACTTGCCGAAGGCCGGGCTTTGACATCTAATACCAGCAGTTGCGAAATAACGACACGTAACTCATTCAAAATATCAGCAAAGGCATTTGGGTTTATGTCATAAATCTTCTTATAGATATATTTTAAAACACAACCCATTGCCCAAATATCATTTTTTCTATAACGGTCTTTACCATGAAGTTTTTTATAATAATCTATAGCTATTTCTTCTGTTTTTATGGGTTTATCATAACCCGGTAAAGTTAAATTAAAGATAATTTTTTTAGAATTACCTTGAATATCGTGATCATCGTCATTTAAACCAAATTTATACAAATTGTAAAATTTTGTATCGGAAAATTCACCTAAGCCTCGTATATACCCGCCACGTATTAAATCGAAATATTCGGGTGAGGCGTAGCCTGGCGTCATTCCTTCTAAGCCTTTTTCGGCTGTAATGGATTCATCTGTTTTTGTCACGGGTGCTTTGTAAAAGGCTATACCAAAATCAATAATTTTAAATTTATTATCTTTCCCATCTAGAACAACATTTTTGGGTTTTATATCACAATGATAAAATTTATTTTCATTTAACAGTTTTATGCCTTGAAATAAATTTTCAACCGCAATCAAAAATAAATTTAATTTCGCAATATCGTTTGTTTCTGCCATAACCGTTTCCATATCGGTGCCTAAGTAATCAATATTGATTGTTTTAAAAGTATTTCCTTTTGCTATAGTTAGCTTGGCGATGGTATCACGCTTTTCAGTATTTCTTTGTAATCTTTTGATTGATTCTTCATAATCAATATCTTCCGCAAATTCATCTTCCTCGTCGGATATAGGTGGTTCCTCTTCTTTTTTTTTATTAAAATGACTGTATACTTGGTATTGTTGTTTAAAACCGCTGCAATCTCTTCTTACTTCTGCTTCTTCCATAGATTTGCATTCTGTATAGGATGAAAGAAAAAAGTCTTCGTCGGGGTCTAGTTTTTTTAATAAATGATCGCCTATATCAAATATGGCTTTTTCTTCATTGAGATTTTTTTCCCCAAAAAATACTTTTGTTACCTGTTCTTTACACTTATCACCAATACAAGGTGTTCCTGTACAATTAAGACCTGGATAAATGACACAACCACTTGCGCCGCAATTACATTTTTTTTTTGTTAAAGAAGAACGCGCTTCCGCCATTTAATATATGTCTCTATAAAAATAGGGGCTCTGCCCCTACAACCCCGTTTTTACAGCATCCGCAACTAAACCTGCCAAGTGCATCCGCAACCAAACCTGCCAAGCGCATCCGCAACCAAACCTGCCAAGTGCATCCGCAACCAAACCCTTAAACGGGGGCGAGGGGGCAGAGCCCCCTACCATTTGGTCGTCTTCTTCACACTAATTTTCGGCCCGGCTCCCCGCTTCTTCACATTCCCCGGGTCATAAGCCGCATCTTCGTCATCCGATTGTAAATCTTTGGACAATTCCCAGAATTCTTTGGAGCCCAGCTTGAAATCCGCATGATGTTCGGCCTTGTACCAGAAAATCTGGTCGTGGAGTTTATTGGATTTGGAGTTGTTGTTGATGACCAGGCATTCAAAATTTTCGGTACATTGGTCCATGACTTGCGTAAAAGATTCAAAGGTTGGGAACATACCCGCATAATTCTCCCAGATGCGTTTCCTATTTGCGATATAAGGCTCACGCAAAATAAACACGTAATCAATGTTGGTCCGCAGATTCGGCGGAATACCTAAAGGATACTGCATCGTAATGATGAGCATAATTTTCCAGTGCCGCCCATTCATAAAAAGCAAACGCATCATCTTGTCGCGTGTCCAGGTTGCGTCGTAGAGACAATCATCGAGGATAACAAAAGCCCGCGGGTCAATATTGCACTTGCGAAATTGTTCCAGTTCTTTTTTCACTTGTTTTAGAACCGTCTTTTGCCTCTTCAGGATATTCTCAATAATCGAGGTATTGTATTCTTCGTGAATAAAAAGTTTGGGCACGTGAGCACTATAAAACCCATTGCCGGCTTCTGTACCGGAAATGACGGTCCCGATGGGAATATCTTGGTGATGAAATAATAAATCTCTCACTAAATAACTTTTACCGGTATCACGCCGACCAATTAAGACAACGACCGGCCCTTTATTTTCATCGGGCTTGAAGCTAATATGTCGCATATCAAATTTTTTCAATTCCAACGTCATTACTATTTAATAGATATTAAAGAAGTTGAATGACCGCATACTTTTTATATGGTATAAATGGAATAAGTTATAAATGGAATAAGTTATAAATGGAATAAGTTATAAATGGAATAAGTTATAAATGGAATAAGTTATAAATGGAATAAGTTAAAAAACTAATATTTTATATATATTACAACTAATAATGGACGTTACAGGTAAAATGGATTTTACTTATCAAAAAGAGGATAATCGCAAACTATTCAAAAGTTTAGAAGAAAATCCGGCTTTCGGTATTCTTGAAGCGCAAAATTATATACCTCTTTATAATGCCTATTTTGCTCTTAATAAAACCAACAACAATACGATTACGATGAACCACACATGGAAATTACAGGAAATTTTAGCAGAGGAAACGAATAATATATATAAATGTCGGGTTAAAGCAGCTGATAAAAAAGAAGTAAGAAAGGTTTATTTAAAATTCAGCCCTTTGCTGGACCCCATTAAATATTTACTGGGAAAATATGATATGACGGATACAACTTTGCTAAACTTACCTGCGTTTGAATCGACCCTATGTAATCCTAAAGCGAGAGATTACAATAATTCGGCGTATGTTGATAGTTTTTTTACTTATCTCTCCAGTAAGCTATTGCACGACCACGGCTTCATTCATGGTATGGATTTTTATGGGTCTTTTTTGGCTTTGAAAACCGATTTTCGCATTAATATTATTGATGATATTGAGTATTTAAATGATTCAGGGTTTTTCCGGAAGAATGATAAAATTTTATATGAATTAGAAGAGAATGGGTTAGCAGATATGAACAGTGATACACGCAATTATAAGAAAAAATTAAATATTGCGTCGGGTGGGGAAGGAGACCATAAAACAATAATAGAGCTGGCTGATATTACGGATTTAAATGAATTGGATACAATTTTAGGGGCGACGAATGTATTGGCGGATTTGGAAGTAGTGAACATAAATTTGCTAGATATGCCTGAAAAAGCTCAAACCAAGTCTACTCATAGTTCTTGTTCTTCCCGTACGTCGAATACATCAGAGGGAGCAAGCGCAAGCGAAGCAGAAGCAGAAGAATCAGGAGCAGAAGAATCAGGAGCAGAAGAATCAGGCGAAAGCGAAGAAGAATCAGAAGAGACTGACGATGAGGGTAGCGAATTAGATGATGAGGAAATGCTTATCGCCAAAATAAAGAAATTTCCGGTACAGGTGATTGCCTTGGAACATTGCGAAAGCACCTTGGATGAATTTATGGCGCACGGCAAAATTACGACGGAGATGTGGGATTCGATTGTTATGCAAATTTTATTCAGTTTAATTACGTTTCAAAATGCGTTTGGTTTAACGCACAATGACCTACACACCAATAATGTCATGTACGTGGAAACAGAGAAAAAATTCCTTTATTACAAATTAAATCATGTCTATTACAAAGTGCCGACCTTTGGTAAATTATTCAAGATTATTGATTACGGACGGGCGATTTATAAATTCCGCGGACAAGTCTTATGTAGTGATAGTTATCACCCGGAAGGCGACGCAGCAACCCAATACAATTGCGAACCGTATTTCAATGATAAAAAACCACGCTTAGACCCGAATGTTGGCTTTGATTTGTGCCGGCTCGGCTGCGCTTTGTACGATTATTTAATGGATGAACCAAAATCTAAAATCGTCCAAATTATGCTGGAGTGGGTGAAAGATGATAAAGGGCGAAATATTCTCTATAAAAAGAATGGGGATGAACGGTATCCGGATTTCAAATTGTACAAGATGATTGCGCGCACGGCGAATAAACATGTGCCTATAAGTGTGTTGAGTAATCCCTATTTTGATAAATTCATTGTGCCGAAGAAAGAGGTCATGAAAAAAATAACGGAGGTGATGGATTTAGATGCGATTCCGTGTTATATGTGAAACCAGCCTATGTGAAACCAGCCTATGTGAAACCAGTCTATGTGAAACCAGCCTATGTGAAACCAGCCTATGTGATGTAAAAAAAATAAAAAAGTTCCGCAGAAACTTTTTATTTTTTTCTTATAATTTATTCTTCGTCGCTCTCAATAATAGTAGTTATGTGAGTAGTCGTTATCACGCCCATTGAACTCGCATGAACGGCAACAATACATTTCATCTTCTTCATCTTTTTGCTCTTCCCATTTGTCTTGCTTGTCATGGTTCGCTTGCTCGATTCCCGCCAAATAGTCATTGAGGGCGGCTTCGGCAACGCTGATGGCAGTTTCGGACAAGTTCAATTCGGCGGTCATCTCTTCGACATCTTCGGCAAGGGCGGTTTCGGCGACATTGAAGGCGGTTTCGGTCATGTTCCATTCAGCGCTCGTCTCTTCGGCATCTTCGGCAAGGGCGGCTTCGGCAACGCTGATGGCAGTTTCGGTCAAGTTCAATTCATCGCCGAGCGTCTTCATGACAAACGACTCGGATAAGTTTTTGAACGTCAGACGAGCCTCGGGCATAGCTTTGGCTTGAGCTTTGGCAATAGGCATGACAAATGGCGCAGCATTAACATTGAACGCCGGCTTAGCTTTAGGCTCTGGCTCGGGCGCCCAAGTGGGACCTTCAGGGACGTCGCACCACGAAGCAGCAACTGAACCCTTCCAAGCATCATCGGTCGTCGGCCAAGCATCAACCGCATCGATGATAGGCGTCTTCGCCACTTCCAATTCATAAATGCGGTCGGTTAAATGCTCGATGCGCTGCTCGTTGACGTAGACTTGGTATCCGAGCCGAATCATACGTTTGTCGTTATTGCTTAAACTGCGTTTTTTATTTTCAAAGACGACCCAATACCACGGGTCATCGTAAACGACGCGAGCTTGTTTTTTTGGGCCGAAAATGCGTTGCTGAAAATTGTACGCAATTTCGGTATTGTACCAGGCGCTGAAATAAACGAAGGCTTGGTAAATGGGGTAGCTGCGCTTTTTGCTGTCGGGCATGCGAATGACGTTTACTTTAAAAACGCGGCCGATATGTTGCTGATGGAAAATATCAATGATAGTTTGCTCGTCCGTCCACTGGACGAAAACGCGCGGAATCATTAACGAAAGAGACTGGTTGACTTGAAAAGACATTTTAACGGTTTGGTTCTTTGGTTTGGAGTTACAATACAATACTAGATGAAAAAGCATTTCAATTTTATGGGGGACACCCCCACGCCCCCGTGTTTTTGGAGTTCACTTTCGTTTGGGGGCTTCGCAAGCACGCCCCCGTTATAAAAGGGGCGGACACGGTAAATTAAAACCCTGGGGCATCAGTGAATACATTCGTTACGGTTTTTACAATAGAGCGCTCAGGCATAAATTCATTAATAATGTATAAACCAACCATGGCGCTTAAATACACGATAAGCGTATCACGAATAAGTTCTTTTATGGGTTTCTTTTCATTTTTCGTAATGCGCATTTCGACAAATTTCATCAAGAGATAGATGAAAGCAATGATACCCGAGTGAATAATATATTTTTCCATATATTATAATAACGACTTAATGTTGCGATTGCTAAACGCATGGGGGGACACCCCCCACACCCCCCCACATAAGGGTATTCACCCCTTATAAATTCTCGGCTAAGGGGGGTCGTAGGGGGGATACCCCCTTATACGGGGGGTCGTAGGGGGGATACCCCCTTATACGGGGGGATACCCCCTTAGATGAGCACCTCAAAATCCAACACTGGCGGTTTCAAATCAATCGTGGCCGCTTTATTCAAATCATTGATATCAATAATATCCAAGTTAACATTATCCCCTATCGTTAACCGTTCTTCTTCATCATCGTCTTCCATCATACTTTGGGTCAAAGCCCTTGTTTTTTCCAACTCTTCTAAAATGTTCTCATCCTTGGGCGCATTAATAATTGATGTATTGCCCTTGATATCCACCGCCATATCCTCATCAGCAAAACTGATTTTGCCAGTCTCGGTCTCGCCTGAACCGCCAAAGCTTGTTGTTTGTTTATATTCTTCTATTTTTTCTTTCGCCAAAGCCGTATTCGTTTTTTCTTCTTCCTTTGCCTTTTCTGGCTCAACAACATCCGGTAACGGTTCTTCTACTTCTTTGACTTCCACGTCTTGCTCCTCGGTCTCATCCATATAGGCCCGCAAAATATGTTCGACGGGTACGCTGTCGCGGATAGCATTCAAAATACATTCCTTAATGATAATTTCAATTTCGCGATTGTTTTTTTGCGTCTGTAAGGGGGCAATATTTCTCTCAAATAAATAAATATTGGTATAGATTTTACGGGCGACATGGATATAAATCTTATGGATAAAATCGCTAATCGACGGTACATCAATATCGATTTTTTTCTGTTTGCTGCCCACCCGTACGCACGTCAGAGCTTTCAATTGAATAATATGAACACAGGTCACCAGTTCTTCTAAATAAGTACAACCAGAGGATTCAATAATACGGGCTTTTTCGGTATCGATGATGGTTTGATTCCATTTCGGCACGCGCGTCAAGAAATTTTGAAAGGTCATGAGATATTTATCGGATTCTTTATTGTCTTGACACAATTTTAACGCCTCGTCAAAAATGGATTTAACCCCCTGTGTGATGGTCGGTGTGAGAATATTTAATAAACGAGCACACCATTCGTTTTTGGATTCACTTAAACTCGTGACCGAAAAATCATCCATTTTACATAAATGATATATTTTCTAAATCATATTCAGAACGTAACATAAAATTCAGGATAAAGAGTATAAAGAGTTTTTCATTGCGAAACTCTTTTTTAATCTTGTTAAAGACGAGCAGCATTTGATATTTTTTCAAATCAGGGATAGATTTATTTTGTTCGATATAGCTCATCAAATCTAGGCCACTATAACCTTTCTCGTATAATACGATGGCTAATTCCATTAGTTCTTGATAATCGCATGTTTTATCGGCGATTGTTTGTAACGGATGAAAAATTTTATCAAACCATTTATACATTTTCTTTTCATTCGTGTCAGACACCCGAAAGGTTGATTGTATATTATGTTTATGTAGATTCACCTTTACCCCATTTATGGTGGGTTCGTAGACAAATATTTCGCACAGACGCGATAAAATCGGTTTCAATAATTTGTATTTGTCTTGCACGATAATAAAAAACCGCGTAGTATGGCTAAATAATTCGATACATCGCCGCAAAGCGGATTGCGCATCAATGGTTAATTCGTCGGCATTGGATAAGACGATGATTTTAAAATTACCCGCACCGTCGACATTAACGTGAGTTTTCGCAAAAAATTTCAATTCATCGCGAACAAATTTAATGCCTTTGCCGTGTGCACAATTGACATACATGACGTAATTTTTAATTAATTCTTTGTTGCCATGGTAAATGTTGGTAATAAAATGATGAACAATCGTGCGCTTGCCGCTCCCGCTGGCCCCGTGAAAAATAATATTCGGTATTTTTCCAGTTTTTAAAAAGAAATTTAATTTTTCATTTATTTCGGGATGATAGGGGGTTATAGCATTCGTGGTTATAGCATTCGTTGTTATAGTATTCGTTGTTATAGCATTCGTGGTTATAGTATTCATTATATGAAGTTATTTGAAACAGTTTTAAACCCTTTAATATATGTACAATAAATATGAGCATAGAAAATATGAGCATAGAAAATATGAAAAAAATTGCCTTTTGTTTTTTAGTCTATGACACCATAAATAATGAAGATTTATGGGAACTCTTTTTTAAAAATGTAGATAAAAATAAATATACGATTTATATACATTATAAAAGAAATAGACCATTATTGTATTTAGAAAAATATAAACTCACCAATTGTATCGCAACCAAATATGGAGACATATCTCTCGTCGAAGCACAAAATGTATTATTGACCGAAGCCTTGAAGGACCCGAATAATGAACATTTTATTTTTGTGTCCAACTCATGTATTCCGTTGAAATCGTTTGATACAGTCTATGATAAACTAAATACCGAATATTCTTATTTTAATCTAATGCCCCAAGAACAATGTTTTCCTCGATGCGATTCTGCTTTAAGATATGTCGTTGAACAATACATTCAAAAGGCATCGCAATGGTGTATTTTAAATAAGAAGCACGCCAATCTCCTCGTAACGCAGACCGAATATATGGTCTGGTTTAAAAACGTCTATGCGGCTGATGAGATTTGTTATATATCTTATCTCACTTTCAGTGATTTACACTCGGAACTCATTATTACTCATAATGCCGCCAATGACGCAACTACCTTTACCAATTGGGAAGGCATGACGTACAAATATCCTTCTTTAAAGAGTTTAAAAAATTATAATTCAATATCTCAACAAGAATTGAATTATTTAATTAAAAGTAAATGTTTTTTTGGGCGTAAATTTACGACTTTTTGTTATTCTGATTTAAAAAGAAATAAACGTTATAGGGAAACCATATCAGGAGAGAAAAATGATATGCTAAGCGATAATAACATATATTATTTATATGGTAGCGGTATTTTATTTGCTTTATGTCTTATGGTCTTGAATAGAAAGAAATTAAAAAATATATATGAAAAAATTACTGGCTAACGCATATACTGGCTAACGCATATACTGGCTAACGCATATACTGGCTAACGCATATACTGGCTAACGCATATACTGGCTAACGCATATACTGGCTAACGCATATACTGGCTAACGCATAAGCTCTGTCAAGGTATAACCTTCCTTATGCGCAAGGCTGGCAATGACGGACAATGAATCGGTCAATATTTTTTTAATATTTTGGGTGGTATCAAAATAGTCAAGAATAAAAGGCTCTTTCATGTAGCCCAATTGTTCCCCATTTGATTGTAATGATGCGGCGAGCTTAGCATGCGATGTTTTGTTTGCTTGTTCTGCAGCTAATTCATGGAAATCCGTCAATAGAAAATCCTCCTCCGTAAAGCGTACATAACCTTGAATTAATTGCGGCATCTCTATTTTATAAAGACGAGAACGATTTATATTGTTTACGAATATATGGTTTTACTATTTATATAATAAATATTAAAGCTTAAGTGTATTTAAATAGAATGAATGATATAATAAATGATAACGAAATCTATCCCCGCCGCTTGGTTTTTCTGCAGCTGGGGTGTATGTTTTGCGCGGAGCCGCAAGGCGAAACCTATGTGACGCATGTGTCCTTAGCCGACAGATTGGGATACATGTCGGAACTGTAGAGAGAAAATGAAAGCCGCGGTTGAATTCTGGCGGACGCACCACGCCTACGGCCCAGCCAAACATTTGAAAGACCGCACTGATTTAAAAATTAAGCGGTCGAACGGTGACATTGAATCCGGGTGGTGTTTAATTAATCCACATGTGAATAAGGAAGAAAATGGCCAGCTCCTGATTGAATGTTATAATGAAAGTCAAAATATCGGTAAATGGTGTTATTTGGATACTATTTTAGAATTGAATCAATGAATTCACGATTAATTTTTCCGGTTTCTATATAATTTTGCTAATAATTTCATCGTTTTTATGCCTTTCACACTATTGCCATATTTGTTCAAGGGTGGTGAGTATATTCCAATACCCATAACGCCAGGAATAACAACTAATAATGACCCGCTCACA